TTCTTCATGCCACTCATGCGAGCACAGAAGCTAGCGCGTCTACCCTTAGCCTCCTTAGTCTTAGGATTAGGAGCAGGGGGCTTGAGGTTCATGCCCTGAGCCTTGGCGGATGCACGCCCTTTAGCATTGAGCCCACCCTTCGGGTTTTTGCCTTCCTTACGTGTCCATGCGGGAGACTTCGCCATCTGAGTTCCTCAAGTGTACATCGCCAAGACGCTAGAAAAAACAGTCGTTCCTGCGGTGTAGGTGATGTAGGCACCATCAGCAAAGATCACCCCATTATCTGGGATGATTAGATCACGGGTCGTGTTGGCTGCGGCAATCGTTGGAACGGTAATGAGAGACGTTCCTGTGGCGCTTCCGTTCCTGAACGGAATCGTTCCTGCTGTAGCTGTATGCACGATATAGATACCGCGCATCCTGATGCGCCCAGCATTGACCACATCAAGCGAGTTGTTGGCCATGCCGACCGTAATGGCACCGGCGGTGTTGCCATCCACGCTCACCTGAGTAACCGTGCGGAAGTACTTCGTCCCCGTCACAGTAGTTGTAGCAGGGCCGGTGATCGTCTCCGTTTGTGCAACTCCATTTACGTTAGTGCCGGTAACAGTGAACGTGCGCCCGCTGTCTGCGCCCGCTGACGTGATGGTGATGAAGCGGGCAGCAACGAACGTCGCTACCCCACCAGACGACAACGCACCATTGATGGTCAGGTTCTGAACCCCACCAGCCGCAGGTGTCTGCGACTGGCACACGCCATCAGCATCAGCAGCGGTAGTGTCCGCTGCTATGTACTTCGTAAGTACATCGTACATGCCCATAGGGGCCTCCTATCAAGCGATGGTGGCAATCGGGCTCGTCAGCGTCTCGGCCTTCCATATCGAGTTGGTGCCGTTGTCGGTGATGCAGGTCAGCTTCACACGGCTGTTGACCACCGTCGAGTTCGGAAGCGTCAGCGTGTCCCCAGCAACATCACTCGCGGGGTTAGCCGCAACACCGCCAAGAAGTTGAAGCGCACCATAGAAATTCGAGACGCCCGCACCCGGAAGAACAAATGTGGCCGTTTTCGCAGCGCCAACTGCCGTCGTAACGATGAACTCATACGTCGTGCCGACGTTGGCCGTGCTGAGAGCAGGCAGGTTAACGACGATGTCGTCCGTGCCATTAATGGTGAAAACCGTACCAGATTGCGCGCGCGTCAGCGTCGTCGTGACAGCCGCACCAGTGTTAAGGAGCGCGTTGTTGACCGCAGTGCGGAAGTTCGGGCGCGTTCCGTAGGTCGATTCGACCGCGTATTCGCCAGTCGTTTCGCTCTTGGTGACAGACTGAAAGCCGTTCTCAGAACGGACGGGACCCGAGAAGGTCGTATTAGCCATTGAGATCTCCTGTCGTGGCTAGTGTCGGCGGGATGCCGTCAGGGATGCGCAAGCATACACCGCCGCAAAACAAAAAGAAAGGGCCCCGCTACGCAGGGGCCTAGTTTGGTCGACAAGGAGGTAGTGTCCAAAGAGATTATCCTAGACGTACTCAAAGCGCCAGCCCGTATATGGCCCCTTGGCCAGTGGTTTCCCGCTTCTAACTGACCTCTGTATCGTCGGCAAAAAGATACCTAGCTGCTCCTTGATCGCCGTCGTCCTCGGGTACACCGTGACCTCACCTTCTGGGGAAATCATCCTGACCGCCTGCCCCATCTTCGCCTTTGACTCCTCGCTGTGGCTTTTCCCCGCCCAATGCTTGTTCCCCTTCTGAGCCTCAGACAACTTTCTCCGGTGCTCCTCAGAACGAACATGGCCCTTCGCGTTCTGGTTCCCCTTCAAGGAGGCAGACATCTTCGCCCGTGTCTCCTCCGACGGGATGAATCTTCCTCCACGGCCCTCGGACAGCGCAACTCGGACCTTGGCACGGATCTTCTCCTTCGTCTCTGCGGTGTGCTTGCGGCCAGTTCTGGGGTCGGACACCTCCCATTGACGGGTCGTAGCCTCGCTCAGAATGGCCTTTTGCTCGTCAGACAAGGCTCTGCCGTAGTTCGGATGCGCGTCTCCTACGACGCCACGCATGGGGGTATCATGCCACGCGGCAATATTGCAGCAGGCCGCGTTACTACGGTGTAGTTGTAAAAGCGCGTCTTCAAGGACTCCCATGTCAGATACCCGCTCGCACTCCGCCAATTTAATAAAGGCAAAGGCTTTTTCTCCGTGCTTGTTCCACGACGCCTGAAGGCGAGGATTGTGATGGGTTCCAGCGCGCAGACGCTTGCGGTGGGCTCTCCACCGCTCGTACAGGTTGGCGCTACTGCCGATGTAGAACGTTCCACTAACCGTGTTGCGTATCTCGTAAACCGCAATGACGCGAGGCGTTGTAGCCATGGGTCTCTCCCGTGTGTATCATCCCAGATAACGAAAGACATAGCTTGTAATCTTCTTGTAGTCAACAAAAGAAAAGGCCCGCCGAAGCGGGCCCTGACCGGACGTAAGCCCTTGTTTTTATTAGGCAGCGCCCTCTGTCCCGAAAACGCAACGCCAGTCGCTGACGCCGAAGCTGTAGCGCTCTCTCGCTTTAAAACGCATGTTTCCGGTGTCAAAATCACCCTCCATGCCCGTCCGAATGGGCGTGCGCTGGAAGTATTTGAACCCGTTGGGAGCGTCGGTCTTGATGAAGAACGCATCCGGGTCGGTAAGGAAGTGGTTGACCACCGCCCCGTCCGGAAGCATCCCCATCGACTTCATTGCGTTGATGTCATTATCCGCGGTCCCCGGACGGAGATTCGAGTTGATGACACGCTCGGCGATGAACTGAAGCTCTTTCGGGATGATGAGCTTCATGCCGCGAACGGCGATTTTGAGCCCACGCTCGTCGGTGAACCCAGCGATGTCGATGAGCATTTGCTCAAGCGACGTTTCGTTGAGGTCCGCCGGTGTGCCGAGGATGTTGCTCTTGTTGCCGGTGAGGGTCGGGTGCGAAGCCGAGCAGAGCGCGGCGCCGTCGCCAATGGCAGAAGCGCCAGTGGAGAAGGCGTTGTTGAGGATGGCCGCAGCCTTGATCTGCTTGGTCTGGGACATCGAACGGGCAAGAGCACGGGTATACCGAGCCGCGAGACGGTCGTAGAGGTTGTCCTCGATTGCTTCCTCGGTGATCGAGAAAGCGAGGGCAATCGTCTCGTGGGTGTAGCGAGCCGTGTAGGTCTCTTGCGCGTCGTCGAACGAGATCGCCTGACCTTCGTTCTTGACGGGAGCTGTTCCGAAGCCGCCGAGCATGACCTCTTCCTCGAAGGCACGGTCCGAAGACTCCTGCTCGAAGATTTCCGAATGCTCGTTGTCGTAGCGGTCGTACTCCAGACCAAACAGCGCGTTTAGGCCGGGTTCCAGCTCTTTCGCCAGTTGTGCGCGCGAAATGGGCATTTTTCAGATCCCTTCCTTAGACGCCCGTCGAATCCGCAGTGGTCTGCGAATCAAAACGGCGAGTGGCTGCATTGAAGTGGGCGTTGATGCGAACGAGAAGATGCGCGCCAGCGGCCGCATAATCGTCGTTCGCGTCGTCGTCCACCAGACCGACGATGCGCAGCGCGAGCGTGGCGGTGTCCGCAATCGACGAGACGCTGAGTTGCGATGTCGAACGACCGGTAGCCGTAGAACCCAGACGCGCAGAGGTGCCGAGAGAAGCGTTAGCAAAGACCGCCGTGAGCGCAGTGGCTCGGTTGGTCAGGGAAGCGTCGGCGGCAACCACGAAAAGCTGGTCGGGGCTGTCCGCGACCATGGCTTTGATGGGGTAGTTGGTGTTGACGCTGACGCTACCCGAGCCCGGCCAGTAGTTCTTCCAGACAGGCTTGTTCGTGACGTTGTCAACGTATTGCACGCCGATCAGAACACCGAGAGCCGCCGTCGTGCCACCAGAGGTCGCGCCAGCAAAGTCGATGACGCCACTGGCAGTGGGCGTCACAAGACCAAACTGGAAGATCGCGTTGGTGTTGTTCGAGGCAATCTCATAGGTGGTGAGGCCAGTGCTGTTGGTGGCACTGCCCACAAGTCCGACCGGACGAAGACCGAAGGAAGTTTCGGCGTTAGCCATTTCCATTCTCCGTCGTCAGGGAGGCGCGTCATGCGCGACGCGAACCTCCAAAGGTTACACGAGATTGACGATCAGGATTGTTGATCGTCATGGTGTTGTGTGCGTTCTCGCGCATCAGATCGTTGTCCACGGCCCTTAGCTGATCGGTGTTCCTGTCAGCATAGTAAGCATTGCGCTGTTTGACCGTTTCGACGGGGATGCGAGCGAGAAGCAGGCCGCCCACACCAAAGACACCCTCATATTTCCCCGAATCGATCACTGGAGCTTCAAAATCGGGATACTCATCCTTGCGAACAAGTTCGTAACCCTCTCGAAGCCGGGCAGAGATGTTCTTGCGGTCATCAAAACCACGCACTTCTGCCCTGATCCAGCGATGCTTAAACCCTTCCGGCGCGGGGGGAGCATCCAAGGTAGACGGAGGAGCCCACGGACGGCGCTGGGCCGTTTTTTCGCGGGTTTTGCTGGCGCGAGGGGCACGGTCGATGCCCTGAAAGCCGTTTTCTGCTTCGGACATCGTCTTACTCCTTCACATACTTTGCATAAAGTTCCAGCGGCACACCCAATTTTTTAGCCACGGCGACTTGGGTCGGGGTGAGTCGAACCTTTTTACTGCGCGCAGGGGTAGTTACCGAGT